AAACACGATGAATTCCGCCAACAGTATTTATCGCAAGCCGAATTAGCACGGGCGGCAGTGATTAATATGGCGGGAATCAAAACCGAGGCTGAACTTGCTCAATTGGCAAATTCAGACCCGGCAGCGTGGGTAGCGGAAAGTCAACGCCAAAAAGAGATATCTCATTACCTGAACCAGCTTGATCAGCAAATCAATGGTGAAAGGCAAAGAGCGGCTCAAGAGCAAACCGAGCGACAGGCGCAAACGCTCCAGGAGCAATACCAAAAAGCATGGACGGTATTGGCGAAGGAGAAGATAGACAAGCCAGCCCTCGCCAAGATTTATACAGACGCGAAGAATATCTATGGCTTCACCGATGAAGAACTTGGTGGGGTGTATGACTCACGTTTGGTGATGGCGTTGCGGGATGCGGCTGCTTATCAAGCCTTGAAGTCGCAAAAGGCGGAAGTGACCAAGAAAGCTGTTGATGCACCACGCTTGCCCAATAAACAATCAACCCCGGCTAACGAGCGTCGACAACAAAAGCTGAATGACCGCTTCAAGGGCGGCCGTGCCAAGTTGTCCGACTTAGCAGAACTCTTACGATAAAGGATTAAATCATGGCACAACCCGCCAACCTATACGATAAATATGACCTAACCGGAGTACGTGAAGACTTGATCGACAAGATATTCAACACGTCCCCCACTGAAACCCCTGTGATCACCGCTTTCGGTCGCAGCAGCGCGAACACCACCTACCACGAATGGCAGCGCGACTCTCTCGCCACCGCCAATAAAGACAATGCCCTGATTGACGGCGATGACTTTTCGGCACAGGCGTTGGTGGCAACAGCCCGCGTCGGCAACCATTGCCAGATTTTCAATGCCCAGCCTGCGGTATCTCGCCGGGCCAACATTGTGAAAAAGGCAGGCCGTGCGGCGGAGATGGCGTATCAAAAAGCCAAAGCCATGCTCGAAATCAAGCGCCACATGGAAGCGTCCATCGTTTCCAACAACCCGGCCGTCGCAGGTAACTCCACAACTGCTTCCAAAGCGGGCGGCTTAGGTGTGCAGAACTACGCTAACACGAACCACGGTGCCGGCGGTTCTACCGCAGCATGGACATCCGGCGCACCAACAACCGCCCCGACCGCAGGAACGGCGCGGGCTTTTACGGAAGTTATCCTGAAAGACGTTGTCCAGAAGGCTTATATCGCTTCTGGCGAAGTCCCGCGCATGGTGGTGATGTCGCCTAACCATAAAGGGGTGTTCTCTGGCTTTACCGGCATCGCGGTTAATCGCTATCAAGTCGGCAAGAAAGAACAGGGCCGGATTGTCGGCGGGGCAGACGTTTATATGTCTGACTTCGGTGAATTAGAAATCGTGCCTCACTACTTGATGGCTGGGGCCACCGATGTTCATCTTATCAATACCGAGTACGGAGAAGTCGTTTTCCTCGATGGTTTCCGCACTCAGGAAATAGGCACTACGGGTGATAGCCAGAAGAACTTGATTACAGCGGATGTCACCTTTGCCGTGCGCGCACCTAGTGCGTTCGGCAAGGCCGCTGATCTGTCAGGCGGTTAATCTGTTCCATTGATTTAGCCGCAAGGCCGAAGGGGTGAAAAGCCCCTATTTTACTTTGGAGAGATCATGACACCCATAGAATCGTTTGAATTAGATGAAGGCTATGACGCCAGTGGCGTGCGCACCCTTGTCAAGTTTGAAGGGGATCAGGCGATCAAGATTCAAAGCTATGACGCCGCCCCGCTGGTTGATCAATGCAAGGCGGAGCGCACCGCAAGTGCTGGCATGTCATGGGGGGAAGGCAGGAAAGTCGGCAGCATACCGCCGCATGTTTATGCCAAATTTCTAATGATTAAAGATCAGCGAGAGCGTACCAAGCTGATCCAGAACTTCTTGCGCATCAATACCGATTTTGTCACCTTCGACAGGTATCTGAAATGAACTATACCGAGTTGAAGAATGCGATAGTGAATTACACGCATCGGGATGACCTGACCGCTAAATTACCGACATTCATCCAATTAGCCGAAGCCTATATCTTCCGCGAATTAAGCCTAAACGAGATTGAAAGTTCAGTCACCTCAACGACATCGGGAAGCACGATTACACTGCCTGCTGATTTTGGTCAGCTATCACGGCTGACCCTTACCTATCAAGGGCGGGAAGTAACCATCGACTCCGCCATTAATCCCGATGTATCCACTACTGCGGGATTCCCCGCCAGCTACACACTAGAGAATAATGTTCTCAGGCTGTTTCCAGCTCCAGCAGATGCCTACAGCTACACCCTGTTTTATATTCCCGCGATTACGGGATTATCGGATGCCAACACAACAAACTGGCTATCCATTAACGCACCTGATTTATACCTGTATGCCGCTGCGCTTGAATATGCGCGGGATGCCAAGAACCTGGGTGAAGTACAAAAGCTGGAACCCACGGTGAATACCTTGCTGGATTCAGTCCGCAGACATTCCGAGCGACGGGGTATTGCGCGTCGGGGCAGCCTACAAATCAAGCCAAGGCGCTGGTAATGCTGATTCCATTTTCAGGCTACGCGCCAGACCTTGATCCTGCGACGCCGGGGATTATTACTAATCTGGTCGATTACTACCCTACCGCCAAAGGGTACGGTGCAGCCCCTTCGAATTTCAATAGCGGGTTTTCTGCGTTGCCTACAGCATGCTTAGGCGGTGCGCTGATTCAAAAGCTGGACGGCTCCTCCCGGCTGTTTGTGGGAACCGCCACCGCGCTTTATGAAGCCTCTGCCATTCCTACTTATACAGATCGGTCAAGAGTCGGCGGCTACAGTGCCGGGGCAGACCATCGGTGGTCATTTGCCCAGTTTGGCGATACGTCTCTGGCAGCGATTAAATCGAATCTGTTGCAATCGTCAAGCACTGGAGCATTTGCTGACATCGCTGGCGCACCCAAGGCCCGGTTTGTTGAAACCGTCCCGGGGTTCGTTATCCTTGCCGATACCAATGAAGTGACCTATGGAGATCAATCTGACCGCTGGTGGTGTTCTGAATATAACAATGCTACAGGCTGGACGCCCGCCGTATCCACTCAATGCACCACAGGCCGACTAATTGGCTCACCTGGGCCAATAAAGGGATGGAAGCGGCTGGGTGATGACATCGTGGCCTATAAAGACCGCGCAATTATTGTGGGGCGATATGTGGGCTCCCCTGCGGTGTTTGAGTTCAACCAGCTACCGGGGGATGTTGGGTGCTCTTCCAATGATGCGATTGTATCTATCGGGTCAGCTCATTTTTTCATCGGGCTGGAAGACTTCTATCTGTTTGACGGTTCTCGTCCAATAGGGATAGGCGGCCCGGTCAAGAAAACATTTTTCACTGACCTGAATAAGCAATACCGCTACAAGATCGTGAGCCTGCATGATCGGATCAACTCGCTGGTGATGTTCTTTTATCCCAGCACAGCATCAACCACTGGGGTGAATGACAGCTGTATTTGTTATAACTACAAAACCGACAAGTGGGGCAAGATCAATCGCGGCGCAGAGGCCGGGCTGGAAAACCTGACTGGGCAGATTACCTACGCGAATATCAATAGCTATTTTGCGACGTATGCTGATATCAATATCACGTATGACTCACCATTCTGGTCACAGAACTATCCCGTTCCCACGATTTTCGACACATCTCACACCATGCAAACCTTGACGGGGACACCGGGGACTTGCTCGATTACAACCGGGGATTTGGGGGATGACAATACGTTCAGCCTGCTCGACAGGATCCGCCCCCGATTCAGCACTGCCCCTGCCTCTGCTACGCTGACCAACTATTACCGCAACACTTCCGGCTCAAGCCTGACACAAGATCAGACTGTCACCATGACTGGCGGCAAGTGTGACCTGTTCCGGTCAAGCCGATGGCATCGTCTCAAGCTAAGTACTTCGGGCGTGTCTGAATTATCAAGCCTTGATGTCTCGCTTCAAGGGGAGGGGACAGAATGAGAATCAATGTCGATGCGAAGCTGCCAAGTAATCCACAGCCGACGGTGACATGGCT